CTTAATTTGGTTGACGGCACTGTTGTTCTGACGTATTACGAGCGCCCTAATGCTTTAAATAAAAAAGGCTCTGTCGCTGTTGTTGTTGACGGGCGCATTGTTGAGGAAACTGATTGGCCTTTCCCTTGGAAAGATCGTTTGAATCTCACCATTGTCCGTGAAACACCAGTCAATGGTCGTTGGACAGGTGAGACAGTTCTATCCAAAGCTACGAAGATTCAGACCGCTCTCAACGCTGCTTGGTCGAATTACTTAGAGCACTTGAAGAAAGTCGGCAATGCTCGTTTGCTGATTCCTGCATCGCAAATGGAATCTGCGGACGCTCTAAATGATGATCCAGGAAAACCTATTAAATATATAGATGGACCTAATGCATCTCTTCCGTCCTATTTACAACCGCCTAATCTTCCTGCTTGGGTTCGTGACATTATTGGCGAACTACGTGGGGAAATGGATAACAGTCTCGGCGTCACCGAAGTCATGCGAGGTAACGCACCCTCAAACGCACCTGATTCGGGCTATGGGTTTCAAATTCTCGACGCCAACTCTGCAACGCCTATTGGTCGTATATCGAAAGAAATAGCCAGGGCATTCAGCAAAATAGGAACTTTTGATTTACGTCTTTACGAGGCCAATGTTGAAGAGACGCACAAAGCTGTTGTTTACATGCCTAAACAACCTGCAATGACAGTGCCTTGGACGGGTAAGTCTTTAGCGGGCCAGACGACGGCTGTAGTTCCTGTTGATTCGATTCTTCCACGCTCACGAGCTGCCGCTGAAAAGCGAGCTGAATTACTCGTACAAATGGGATTCATTAAGCCAGGAGATACCGCAGCATTTGCACGCATAGCGGAAATATCTAATCCAGAAGATGTCATTGAAGCGACGGACTATCAAACGGCCTTGGCGATGCGCTATTGCCATTTAATGGCCGAAGGTCAAATGATCACACCTAAGCCGTGGCATGACAGCCAGATCATGATAAATGAGATAAATCGTTTCCGCTGTTCTCCCCGGTTCGAGCAGCTTAAGAGCGAAATACAGGATTTGTTTGAGATCGCTGCGCAGGGTTACGACACGCTTGGTAAAGAGCAAGCCGGACAACGCCTCGGCGAGCAAAGTCTGAGTCCTGCACTTGCTATGACACCAGACAAAAACGGAGCCCCCCCGCTCCCTATTTCTCCTGCTGGACCTTCCGGCACGGGACCAACACCGGCTCCAGATCAAATGATGCCGGATATGCAAGCACAAATGCCGACAGTCGGAGGATAAAAGGCATGAGTCAATATGAGCGAGATGATCAAGGATTAATAGTCCGTTTAGGGCTAGATCCTCAAATGAAAATGGAAGAAGGAGCAACTGCTCCATCTGAGCCAGGTCAGGCACCTGTTAGCGGAGAACCATCACCAGAAAGTCCCGCTCCAGAAAGTGTAGTTGACCAGCAGCCTGCAAATGAGCCGCAAGGCTCTGATAAATGGGATGAGGACACTCGTAAGTACATTGAAGGATTACGAGCAGAGAACGCAAAACATCGCACTCGTGCATCTCGATTTGAACAGACTTTTGAGGGATGGCCCGAAGAAGCCGTTGACGGAATGCTCGGTCTAGCCAAAGCTATTGAATCAGGCGATGAATCAGCTGTTCCTGTTCTTCAAGACCTTTTGAGCAAATTGACCCCAGAACAGCAAGCCGCCGTTGAGGGAGCAATTGAGCAGCAAACTGTTGAACAAGAAACCAAGTTCATGACTCCCGAACAAGTCGAGGAGTACATCGCACAACGGGAAGCTCAAAAGGAAGAAGAAGCCAAAGCATCTGCAGCTGAAAAAGAGGCGCTCAGCGCCCTAGAAGCCGAGATCACGGGTATGGGCTACAACCTCGCCGAACCAAACCCCGAAGCCGCCCTACTCTTTCATTTTGCTGGTTTACAAGAGGGCGATGGACCAAAAGATTTCAAGAAAGCTCATGAAGCTGTTGAAGCTCTTTTTCAATCACGAATTGATGAATATGTCGGACGAGTAGCTGGGCGTAATTCTCGATTTGCAAAAAGCGCTTCCACAACTGGTTTAACTCCTGCGGGCGTTGACGGAGGGAAGAAATCTCTCGGAATCACTAATGGTGGTAGTCGAAAAGCAATGGAAGAGTTTTTAGCTAGCTCTGATTAATTAACTAAATAACGAATCAACTGTGGAGCAAATGACCTGGTTAACGCCAGGTCATTTGTCATAAATAGCGAAAAATGCCATTTGTTATACTGGTAATTAGACGAGAAAGGGCAGGCCCCTTTGTCATAAATCCTGGTGATTAAGGCAACGTCGGAACCATAAAACACACCCTTACTGCGGAGGAAATAACAAAATGGCTGGTGCAGATACCACCACAGCCGACAAGGCCCTCAAAGAGTTTTACGAGCCTGCTCTTGTCGAAGAATTGAACCAGGACAATGTACTTCTGGCTCACATAGAAACCACTGACGAAGATGTCGAGGGTCGTGAGGTCGTGCTTTCGTTGCACGTTTCTCGTAACTCAGGCGTTGGTGCCCGTAAAGCGGGCGATAACCTTCCGAGCGCTGGCGCTCAGGGTTATATCGACGAACGAGTAAAGACCAAGCGCAACTACGGCCGAATTCAAATCGACGGAGAACTGATCCGTACGATGAAGTCGGATCGTGGTTCGTTTACTCGTGCCGTTGACAGCGAATCTCGTGGAGTAGTTGAGGACTTGAAGCGTGACGTTAATCGTCAGCTTTGGGGAACCGCTGATGGCGTTATTGCTACTTGTGGAACTACCACATCGAGTAACACCATTGTTTTGGCGGCTAGTACTCCTCAATCAACGGCTCGACAATTTGAAGTCGGTATGGTTATCGACATCGGTACGACTTCAAGTCCGTTTAATCAAATCGCCAATGGCGTAATGATTACGGCCGTCGATCCGACAGCGGGCGCTGTAACGATAACTGTAGACGGTTCAGCCGTATCTACTACGTCGTCTCACCGCATCTATCGTCACGGAGCAGGCGGTTCTGGTACGAACCAGCGTGAAGTTACAGGTCTTCAAGCTATTGTTGACTCAACTGGAACTTTGTTCAATGTCAACCCAACTACTTACCCGGTTTGGGCTTCTTACGAAGACAGTGCAGGCGGTAACGCTACTGAGCTGAAATTCCAGAAAGCAATGGACAAGACCCGCATTCAGTCTGGTCAAGACATCAGCATGATCCTCACCACTGACGGTGTGTACCGTAATTACTTTGCTCAGCTTCAAGCCAGCAAACGCTATGCCAACACTCAAACCCTCAATGGCGGTTTCGAAGCATTGACTGTTTCGTCCGGCCGTGGACCCGTGTCATTGTCCTGGGACCGTGATTGTCCTGATGGTACTGCGATAGGTCTCTCTTTGAAGAACCTTAAGCAATACCAAAAGAGCGACTGGGAGTTCATGCAAGAGGACGGCGCAGTTCTGAGCCGTGTACAAGGACAGGACGCCTACGAGGCAACTTTGTTCAAGTATCACGAATTGGCAACTAACCGCCGTAACGCTTTCTTCAAGCTCACTGGTTTGACCGAAAGCTAAAAATCCCAACCCGACAGGGAGTGAATAAAGGAGAGAGCTTTTGGCTCTCTCCTTTTTCATATTAAAGGATAAAGCTAAAACCTTTAATTAGAGAATCCGTAATTAAAGGTTACTGAAAATAGGCTCACTGATACAATTAGTAATAACTGCGGAGGATTGATGTCGTTATTAGTGCCTGAATACATAGACGGAACTCCTACATTTGTTTCATATGCAGCAGATATTCAACGTCTTTTAAAAAAAGGCGACCCAACTATAGGTTGGGAAGGTGATGAACGTCTCTACATCGCACCTCGCCAGGGCGCCGAGGGTTACGTCGTAGGCCGACTTTGTGAGGACGGAGTTAAGCGGCTTATCTGCTTTTCTAAAGCCCCGCACCGTCTCGATAAACAACTTTTGATAATGCTTCGGGACAACGACACCAGGCATAACGATGTTCGAAAACGTATCGAACAACATAATGCTCGTGTTCAGAAAGAACACGACGACCGAGCAGCCGATCGTATTTCTGAGGCAATGGACCGAGTTATCCACGGTCTCCGAAAAGACCAGGGGCACCACTACGCATGAGTACAACGCTCGCTCAATTGAAAACGAAGGTTATCCACAAGCTCGGTGAAACGAGCGACGACGGAATGCTCGACAACCTTCTGGAGTCGATCAACGCTGGTCTGCAACAGATGGCGACTGAGTACGACTGGCCGTGGTTAGTTCAGGCTACGACTATCTCGACAGTCGCCGGAACCACCGACTACAACCTTCCTACAGGGACTACTCGGATTCGAGAACTCATATACCGGGACAATCCCCTCACAGACGTACAGCTTGCCGAGTTGGTTCGCTATAACCAAATAAATGGCGGCGAACCGGCCCTGTTCTATATCCAGAATTCCACGATTAAGATCGCCCCTATTCCCAATGGTGCATACGATATTTACACCGAATACGTGGTCACAGAAAATGTTTTATCCTCAGATAGCGACACTATTAAGTGCCCTGACCACTATGCCGATCTTGTAGCGGTTTACGCCACGATCGAAGAAGCAAAACGCCGTAAAGACCAAGTAGCTGTAAACATTTGGGAAGCCAGTAAAAAAGACTGGATTCTGCGAATTCGGGACAATATCCAACGCAGTAAGAATTTACCGGACATTTTGACGAGACAGGACTGGTAATGCCGTCAGCAGAAGGCAATTTACGAGTCATTTACGACGACTTTTCGGGAGGTGACTACGGGGAACTTGGCGGAGCTAAGGCTCCTAAAGGGAAATTTAAAGCCCTCAATATGCTCGTCACAGCTGACGGGTTTCTTTGCCCACGTCCCGGCCTCAAAAATGTCACCTCATCTACTTTGCCGACAGGTAAAATCGTCGGATTTACACCAACAGTCACAGCTACTAGAACTCTTATGGTGATCATTGGAAACAAGGTTTACA